CCTACGTCTGCAATTGGCTCTATTGATGCCCAGGCTTCCTCAGGATTGGGCAAAAATGCCATCTCGTCGATTATAGCCAGATACACCGATTCACCTCTAGCAGGCTCGTTAGCTGATGGCATTGATTCAATTACAGAGTCATTACTAAAGGACATCTTAAGAACGTTATTTTGTAATAGTTCAGGACCAGACAATCTCATCCAGTCAGGTATAAATTTATAAATATACTTAGCCTTTTGTAAAAGCTTTGTAGCTTCACGTTCAGTCTTTGAAAGCATAACCACAAATCTGTCTGGCCAAAAGAAAGTAATCCAGAAAGCATATGCTGCAGCCAAAGTGGAGAATCCAATCTGACGTGCCTTTAATACTATTGTATATCTATCACTTAACCATGCTTTAACAGTTTCTTTTTGCGCGTCCCTTAAAACAAAAGCAATACGTCCTTGGTTAGGGTGTTTAATATAAGCATAGTTTTCACAGAAGAAAGCAAATGCTTCTGCTAGTTCTGCTGGTGTTGCGTTCTCTGGCCCACGGCACTTACGAAAGTTCCACTCATTAAGTAAACTATTTAGTTCCACGCCAAAATTCCAATCCTGAATAACGTTGTATTGTTTCCGGCAAGAACACATCTTCTGGTTTGCGTGATTTCTTTTCTAACTTTGGTCTTACTTTGTGTAGATTCTTAATCCCTGTAAGACTGTTTTCAGAGATACCTGAGCTGTCTTCAATGTTCTGATATTCATGATTGTATTGCGGAATTTCCAAGTATTCATATATTTTATTAATTTCCTTCTGTGGGTTGTTTATAAAATTGTCATATTCAACAAAGTGAAACATATGTCTATATTCTGGATTCATTGCATGTTTCATATTGTTTAAGCATCTCATTATATCATTACCAAACTTCATTAGCCAATCTGCTCTGCGGTCAGCCATTGGTTTATCTGGAAATGTTTCTAATAAAACTTCTTTATCCATTAAAGCATTTTGCTGTGAATCAGGATGAGCATTAATGATTGTGTCAAATGAAACTAATATATCAAGTATATCTCTTACTGGACATATTATTTTAATATTTTGATTTACATAACGATAAGCTACTTCTACACCATTGGCTGATGTCCAATTAAGGTTCTTGTCAATAATGTAGTTAGCTTGTTTATCATAATAAAAGTTTTGTGGTATTGCGGCAATTGCATTAGATATTGCGTTGCCTCTGTCATAATCTTTATGTTCAAATGAATCAAATGTTTGTGTAGCATTAATCATCATTTGTAACATTGGACTTGCCGGCGAAACCCACAAGTCTGGATTTTGATTTAATATTGAACTAAGTACTGTTGCACCTGAGCGTTGAAGCCCAGCCAAAAAAAAGAATTCCTTCATATTATTTCCTTCGTTATTTGATTATGCGTTTGTTGCCATTACATACCAGTCGGTACCATCATACACTATTGTAGCAAATGTTCCTGCAACAGCTTTACAAATGTCTGTTTGTGCTGCGCCGCCTGTATGGGCATAAACGTTGCTTGATGCAGACACAATCTTATGGTTGGCCCAGTTGTTAAATGTAATTGCGCGACCAATGTATTCTGAACCTGATGGTAAAGTGACTACAATTGCTGAGCCTGATTTATTATTAATAATCCAGTTTTCAGTATCAGCTACAGTGAAGTCTGCTGTCTTTGTTACTGGTGCAGTAGTTGCATAGTACTCTGTTACCTTGGCGTAACCAGTGATTGATGCGCGGTTTGTATCGATGTCAAATCCAACACCAGGAACTCTAAAGTTTGTAACTGAAGAGTTACCTAATGTTATCTGATTGGATACAGATGCAGATGTTGCTGCTGCGTTATAACCAAGGATAATATTATTAGAACCAGTTGTTAAGTTATTAGTTCCGCTGTTTCCAGAGTTATAACCAATTGCTACGTTATTAGAACCACTAGAGATATTATAACCAGCATTGTAACCAAGTGATGTGTTTCCAGCACCAGCTTGATTATTCCATGATGAGTAAGCACCTATTGCAGTGTTGTAGTTTCCACTACTTCCACTAAAGTAATAAGTATTACCTGAATCCCATCTTGATAATGCGGCGAATCCAATTGCGGTGTTACCGTTACCAGCAGTGGAGTTATAATATGACCATACACCAACTGCTACGTTTTCATTACCAGTTGCATTGCAATAACCTGCAACGCTTCCAATGCCTACGTTTCTAATTCCATTACTTAAACCTAATGCATAGCGACCAATTGCTAAGCTTCTTTCAGCAGTTGTTGAATAAGCCATTGCATAATAACCAACAGCCATGTTTCTTTCGCCAGTTGTTAAAGCCTTTAATGCTCCAGTACCAATTGCAAAGTTAGCTAAAACACCAGTTGTAGATAATGTTGAATTAAGCAATGCATTATTACCAATGGCAAAGTTTTGACTAGAATTTGTAATCTTCTGTAATGCAGTAGAGCCAATTGCAAAGTTATTAGTGCCAGTAGTTACATCTTTTAATGCACCAGTACCAATAGCAAGGTTATTGTTACCAGTTGTATTATCTTCTAGTGCAGTTCCTCCTATTGCAACGTTATTAAAACCAGTAGTATTATATCGCAATGCAGAGTTTCCAACTGCAACGTTGTTATTACCACTTGTATTACTAAACAATGTAGCGTTACCAATTGCTAAGTTATTTTCTCCACCAGTTGCTTCTTGCATTGCTCCAGCACCAATAGCAATGTTAAAGTTAGGCGTTGCAGCATCAGAAAATGCCGAGTTACCAATTGCTATGTTGTTGCCTCCAGTAGTAAGACTTTCTCCTGCACCAGCACCAAAAAGTGAGTTATTACCTCCAGTTGTAATTAATAATCCAGAACCAGAACCAACTACTGTATTACTATCACCAGTAGTTACATCACGTAATGCATTAGCACCGATAGCAGTGTTAAAGTTTGCGTTAGCTGGACCTGTCGGGCCAGTTGCTTGGTTACCAGCACCAACACCAAGTGCAGTGCTAAGATTTGGTGAATTATTAGTGTATACGTTGCTGATTCCTGGACCTGTGGCACCTGTCGGACCTGTCGGTCCCGTAACACCAGCTGCACCAGTCGGGCCTGTAGAACCAACATCACCTGTGGGACCTGTCGGACCCGTCACCGTACTAGCAGCACCTGTAGGTCCCGTCGGGCCAGTCACCGTTGAAGCCGCGCCTGTAGGGCCTGTCGGGCCCGTTACAGTGGAAGCATCTCCTGTCGGGCCTGTAGGTCCCGTAGCACCTACTGCGCCAGTTGGGCCCGTAGGGCCGGTATCTCCTTGAGGACCTGTCGGACCCGTTGCGCCCGTGGGTCCGGTTACAGTAGAAGCTGCGCCTGTGGCACCAGTCGGTCCTGTGGCACCAGTCGGTCCTGTCGGACCTGTCGGACCTGTCGGACCTAAAAAGTCAAAAGCTAAAACAAGGCCTTCACTGTCGTTAAAGTTTCCACCAGTTGAAGAAACAAGAGTTAAACCAGTTAAATCTAAATAACCAGTTTGTTGCGTGAAACCTGTTAGTGTAAAGATTTGTGTTTTTGTAAAAGCACTGTTTGCTAAAGCAAATTTAGTTGCACCGGTGGTAATAAACGTTTTTATTGGCACCATAAAACTTTGACCAACTGATGTATATGTATCAATGCTAATGGTTGTTGCGGTGTTTTGTGTTGCGTTGTTCCAAAGAAGTTTTCCTATACCAGGGTCACCAGAAGTCGCACTAGTATTAGCTCTATAGTTTATTGCAGTGCTTGAGCCAGCATCAAATGCATAGTCTTGTAACCATATTGGTTCATTGTTTGTATAGGTCCCATTACTGCTTTGAAGTTCTACGTTGAATTCTACGTACGTTGAAAAATATGTAGTACCTATAATAATCCAAGTTTGAAATACATTAGTACTAGCAAAATCTTGGTCAGTTATTGAAATTCTAGGACCAATATCAAACAGACTATAAATAGATTCTAAATTAGTTCCGTCAGCATCTGTATAACTAATAAATAGTTTTGTTGCGGAAGTTTGAGTTGCATTGTTGTACGAAATAAAACCAGAACCTGGGTCACCAGAAGTTGAACTAGTATTTATTTTGTAGTTAATTAGTGTTTGAGATGTACCTAGTGGACCTGTCGGGCCTGTGGCACCTGTCGGACCCGTTGCGCCCGTCGGACCCGTTGCGCCAGTCGGGCCCGTAACTGTTGAAGCGGCTCCTGTCGGACCTGTCGGTCCCGTTACAGTGCTAGCAGCTCCCGTAGGTCCTGTAGGTCCTTGTGCACCTGTGGGTCCCGTCACAGTGGACGCTGCGCCTGTGGCACCTGTCGGTCCAGTCACAGTGGAGGCAGCTCCCGTGGCTCCTGTTGGTCCGGTCGGTCCGGTTACTGTACTGGCTGCTCCCGTAGCACCAGTCGGCCCTGTGGCTCCAGTCGGTCCGGTTACGGTTGAGGCTGCGCCAGTAGCACCGGTCGGGCCGGTTACTGTAGAGGCTGCTCCTGTGGCACCCGTAGGTCCCGTGGCACCTGTCGGTCCGGTTACTGTTGAGGCAGCACCTGTTGCTCCGGTCGGGCCTGTGGCACCTGTGGGGCCGGTCACTGTACTAGCAGCGCCTGTAGCACCCGTCGGTCCAGTCGGTCCTGCCGGGCCAGTAGGACCCAAAGCTCCTGTCGGGCCCGTTGCTGTAGTTAAATAAGGAAGTCCATTCCAGTTGGTAGTACCATCACCAATCTTTGCTTTGTTGGTATCATACTCATAACCAATTTCGCCGGCAAGCAGAATAGGATTATTAGAAGCCCATAACGCAGCAGTGTCACGTCTTACTTGTACAACAACAGCCATTTAAAATCCCCTTGCATCGTAATCGAAATCTCTTCTTGTTTCAAACACATATTGAGATGTACCAAATGCCGTAGCAGCTGGACTTAAAGAACCAGCCGTACCTGTGTTAGCATCAAAAGCACCAGCAGCAGTAGTAGTAGAAGCTAGAGCTGTAATATTTGAGTTAAGCAAATAGTGAAATTGCACACTTGATGAAGTGCCGCCATCAATCAAATCTTCTTGTTGGTGGTCTACTAGTAGGTCACCCTGTTGCTTGTAGAGTTCTCTCTTAAGGGTGTTCATCATCCTAGACAGCAGCAAGTTGCTGTTGCCCTGAATGGTATTGTTACCCGGCGCACTCCAAACAGCTCTGATAACTACTCCTTATTCTTAATCTTCTGTTGTGTTATTTCAACTATCATTGCCTGAAGTTCGGCATCTGACAAATCTTTAACACTTGATTCAGTTTTAATATTAACAGTTTGAGCTTGCTGCAAAAAACCTGTAGCCTTTAAATACAACTCGGCACTCTTAGTATCACCTGAGACACCCTTAATGTATAAGGCATCTAATAATGATTGAGTTCTTTCTGGCGATTCCGCTAGACCCTTGACCCCAATGGACCAACGCTCGATGAAATTTTTTTTCTTTTCCCATGTGCCCAATGTGTTAATATGGACACCATGTTCTTCTGCCCAAGCTTTTTTAGTTTCAGGGGTTCTAGCATTTTCAGGTGTAAGTAGCCAACTTAGGTATTCTTCTTGGGCATTGGTTAAGAAGAGAGCTTCGGTTCTTGACATGAAATCCTTATCCTTCGGGAAAAAAAGTGTTCTATATGTAAAGATAATCTGTTACATCCTACAGTATACAATAAATTTTCTAAATAAGTTTGTTACTTTGGTAACGGAATGCTATACTATAGAGGCACTGGTAAACAAAGCGCTAGTAAGGAACCCCGGTTCTGTGCTACTAGTCACATAGCTTTACCTTTTAGGTCCGTTTGAGGGGGTCGGCCTTCGCATTTTTTAAATCATACATTAAACATTCGAGTATAATAAACCAGCTCGACGGAGAGCAAACATCCGCCTGGCAGTAGTCAACCTACTGAAAAGTCCCCAGGGGTTCAGAAGACTGTTTAAAGAATAAAAGCATAATATAAATATTATTATTAAAAGGTTAGGTTTTAGCTTCTAATAATAAGAAGTTGCAGCATAAGAAAAATAATATTATTATAAATAAAACTTGTACTTCTTGCTAAAAGAGGGTACAATATATAAATAACCAATCAACAGGAGATAATAATAATGTCAAACCCAGCAACAGCAAAACAGATGGCACTAATTGCTAAGCATAATATGCCAGTACACAGTGACACTCTAACAGTAAAAGAAGCATCAGCAATCATAGACACCTTTGCCAAAGCCAATGGCTGGGCTCAAAAGGGATTCGCGGCCAACGAGAAGCCACAGACCCCTACACCAATGCCAGATTCTTTTTAATTTTTTTTTATTTTGATTTGATTTAAGGATGCTTAGTGTGTTACACTAGAAGCCTCTTGGGAAAGCCTCAGGAGACTTGGGGGTAATGCCTTGAGTACATAATCAGTGATGATGAACTAAATAGTAACTTTACTAGGTTGGGGACAACTTAGAGCTTTCGTGAGGAAAGGGCCAGGGGAGTAGATACCTCTGGTCTTTTTCTTATATGTCCCTAAATGTATTTGGCATTGCAATAATAAACAAAGGGCAGTACTTAAAGAAAAAGGGGTGGGGGGTATTTGGAATATCCTGCTTCGCCCTGTATAGTACGGTACCCTACTGTTATAGTGGTGGTAGGGGGGGTGCTATGGGGGTGTGCCTTGGGGTATGTATGTAACACACTGAGTATGATGAGGGTGTGTACTGGGTGGTTATGGGGACAGGGCTACTGTGTATGCATTAGGGTATATGTCTATAGTCTCTCTCTATGATTATAATATAAAAGGATTAATTGATTGATTGGTCTTGCCGGCCATCTGGTGATATATCAACTATATATTATTATGCTGAGTTGCAATGGATGAGATGAGATGATATACTGATGTGGTCAGTTAGGGAGTAACGCGGGGGGCTAGCTTCCTGACTGGCACTATACGATATAATAGCTAGACCATAATAAGACCCAGGATTGTACAGTATTCCTTCTGTATAGTCCTGGGTTTCTCCTTATCTGGGTTTCTTTAATATTAAAAGCCGGCAAAAGAAAAGAACTAATGCTGTATCTTATTCTATAGAGGATGAGTATAACCTAGAGAGATAGCAATGCCTTATGCTGATTGGGTTACCATCTGGATTAGTGATGGGTTAGAGCTGGATTATCTCGGATTAAGATACCCTTAACCTTTAACTTTAATATACCCTATATGTAAGGAAGTGAGGTTCTATCTGCATTTGTGATGGCTCATGCTGGATTAATCATATAATATAATACTTGTATTGAACTTGTATACCTTGATTAAAGATAAGCACTTGAGCATTAGTTCTCTCTCTGTATTATGTATCATCACATTGATAAGCTTCAAAGATTGTTTTTTGCGGCGGCCATTTGATAATATATCACAAGAATATCTCGATTAGAACTTGACTCACCAGTTGTTACCTGTTACTATCTATTTGTCAACGAAAACAAGGAGAAATTAAAATGGAAACTTTAACAAAGGATAACTGGAAAACAACTTGGTCTGCTGAGTGGTGTGAAGGTAGAGCTTTAAAACAAGAGTTAATAACATGGTGTGAAAAGAATCATGAAATGGTTTTAAGAGAGATTGACCACAGACATGGTTTAAAAAACTTTACAGATTGGCCTAAAGTTGAAGGCAATTATACTGACACTCTTCAATTCTATATTGCCATGGTGCAGTGGCTTAAAATTCATGGTCATGAAATGGATGATAAAGAGTATTGGGAAGAAGTTTCTGAGTCATGGCGTTTGTATAAGCATCCTGAGATGCATCATAGTTATTTTAATAAGTTGTTCTTTGCCGGCCGACCGAACCGCGAGAAGTACATCATGACACCAAAATCTAAAGAGCTTTATGATTCCCTACCAGATGTAGTTACAGTCTACCGTGGATGCTGGAAGGGATGCGAAGATGGTCTGTCTTATAGTTTAAGAAAAGAAGTTGCTACATACTTTGCCTTTAGAGGTATTGGCTTTCCACGTGGACATCGTATAATTACAGCTGAGGTTAAAAAGAAGGACATCATCATGGTTTTAGATGCTGACCTTGAGCAAGAGGTTATTGCCACCAAGGTCAAGGTACTCGATATTGCTGAGGTAAGCCAAAAGGAACAAGAGCAACCGCTCTACACCAGCCTTAAGGTTGAGTGGGATAACAAGACAGCAGCACACAAAGCTGGAGTCTACGTAGGATAATGTATAGAGCCCGAGTCAAAGCTACGCTTTGATCGGGCGATACAACTAGTCACCAATACAAACAACAACATAGAAGGATAATGATATGAAGAAGAAGAAAGTAAAGATTGATACATGCCCAAGCTGTGGCAAGCCAAAGGTAACTGAAGAGATGAATGCCTTTACAGCAGTACAAGAAGCCATGCAGTACATCAGAATCAATGACAACAGTCCATACATGATAGAAGAACTGCCCTTGTACGAAGGTAAGATAGTATGAGCATCATTGAGAGTGTTTATGTTAATATTAAACCTGAAGATGTTAAGAGCTTTAATAACTTTAAAGAAAAAGTTGTTCTTGCCGGCGAATCGGAATGCTGGACGTGGAATGCAGCCATCAACAAGTTGCATAATCGTCCAATGTTCTGGTTCAATGGCTCATGGAGCACAGCAGCCAGAGCATCCTTATACTTTAAACAAGGATACTTAACTAAAGGACTGCATGTATGTCATGACCCTGTTACTTGTGACAATACTCTTTGCGTCAACCCATTACACCTGCGTGAGGACACACCATCAGCTAACACTAGGGACTTACTCACCACAGGCAAGCATAATAATAAAAGAAAAACTCATTGCCCACAAAACCATGCATATTCCGAAGATAACATTTACTATTACAGAGGAAGACGCTTCTGTCTAACATGCAAAGCAGACTACTACAAGAAAAGAGGCAAGTAAATGAATGAGGCAGTCACATACGCTGGTGTAATCTATATGATTATAGGCTTTACTATTGGTAGAGTTATTGGTATAATTCTTATTGATAGATTGGAGAAGAAGAATGATAAATGAGATTGTATTTATGACTGTTATGTTTGCGGCAATTGCAATAACTGTTAAAGGTTTATGCGGGATTGCAGGGAAGTTTATTAAATGAACTATTTAAATTTAAATATACCTACGTTCCTTGCCTACCTTGACACAGGGTTCTTGTACAACGAGGAACCTAACCATAAGAATGATGCAGTGCCAGTTGAAGTATTTAATTTTACTTCTATACCACAACGCTGTGGTTTGTTTAGTGTCATGACTGAGTGGGGAACACAACACGCAAGGGTTCCTATCCATTACCTACGCGCAACACCAGAAGCTACAACAGCTTACCCATTGGATTGGTTGCAGCTTTGGGATAACATGTCATACTACGCAAGTGCCGGCATCTATGACTACCTGAAGAACAGAACAGCTATGATAATGCTGAAGGACAAGACCAGACACAAGGCTAAGTACATGTTTACTATTGACTGGTGCCTTGGACCACAATACCATGCAGGATATGGTGAGATGGCAGCAGGACACAAGTGTGCACACGTCTTTGAAGGTGAAGGTGGACAGTTCTTCATGCAGCCAAACAACAGAGTGCTGTGGTTAGATGGTGGTGCATGGATTAGTAAAGAGTTAGCCAAGCCAGACTGGAAAGTCTTTGGCTTAGAGTTCAGCTGTGAATCTACTGGTTCACGTTGGGTATCAGAATCAGATGAGGAGTTATACTTCTACGACTTTAAGGAAAAGGCATGAAAGTTATTGTTTGTTCTATTGCTAAGAATGAAGCACAGTTTGTTAAGCGTTGGGCCGAGTCAGCTAAAGATGCAGATGAGGTATGGTTGCTTGATACTGGTAGTAGTGATGACACTATTAAGATAGCTAAAGAGTGTGGTGTTCATGTTATTGAGAAAGCATGGGAAGATTGGTCTTTTGCGGTGGCTCGAAACCATTTGCTTGATAACCTACCTGATGAGGATGCTTGGCTTATTAACTTAGACCTTGATGAAGTTTTAATTGATGGTTGGCGCGGGCATGTCGACAGTGCACCAACTGATGTCAACAGATTAAGATATGAGTACACGTGGTCATGGAAAGAGGATGGCACACCAGGATTAAAGTATCATGGGGATAAGATTGTGCGTAGACACAGTCACCACTGGGTTAATCGTGTACATGAGGTTAACATTACAAAGCCAGGACATGAAGAGCGTCAGGCTTTCGTAGGATTAGAGATACACCATCATGCTGACAACACCAAGAGTCGTAGTAACTACCTGCCTTTATTGCTTAAAGATGTTGAAGAGAACCCTAACAATGACCGTAATACTTATTATGCTGCAAGAGAATTGTTCTTTCACGGGCGATTTGAAGAAGCTACAGTATTATTCAAGCGTCACTTGATTATGCCTGAGTCTGTATGGAATGCTGAACGCGCATGGTCAATGAGATATCTATCTAAGATGCACCCTACTGAGGCAGAGCATTGGTTGTTGCGTGCTTGTGCTGAGTATCCTCATGGTGCAGAGGTGTGGGTTGACCTAGCTAAACATTACTACATAGCAGAGAACTGGATTGGTATGTACTACGCAGCTAAGCGTGCACTTACCATACCGTACAGTGCGGGATTATATTTAACTGAACCTGATGCTTATGGTTGGTGGCCTAATGACATGGCTGCTCTATCTGCATACCATCTAGGATTAAATGATGAAGCTATTGCTCAAGGTAAGCTTGCATGTGAGCTTGCTCCTAATGATGTTAGATTGAAGAGTAATTTATTATTTTATTCTTTGCGCGAATCCAAAGTTAATGTGGTCATACCAACCAAGACAAACATCGGTGGCTTGACCAAGCTTGTAGGCCAGTTGCTAGCTGACACCATGGTGAATAAGATTATCATTGTTGCAGATGGCAGTGAAGCTTATGATAATTTAAATGCAATACCAAAGTTTAACAAAGTAATTAAAGTTATGGTCAACGAAGGTGTTGGCATCCATGCTATGTGGAACTTAGGCATGAACATCGCAGGTTATGACGGGCACATTGCATTCATCAATGATGATGTGTCATTGGAGAAAGACTGCATGTATGAACTAGGTGCAGTGCTGTCAAAGAATCACGACTACGGTTTGATTTGCCCGAGCTATTCAATAGTTAAACCAACAGAGGATAGAGTTGTCACTGACACTTGCCGTAGTAGATACGATGGTACTGGTGGCATGGCTGGCTTCTGCATGGTATTGAATAAAGAATTGGTGCCACGCTTCCGCTTTGATGAAGACATGAAGTGGTGGTATGGTGATGATGAGATAATTGATTGGGTTATTAAAGAGAATCGTAAGTGTGTGATTAGTGCGGCGACCAGCTGTGTACATGAGGATTCTAAAACAATAAAGACAAACCCACCAAAGGACTTTGCTATGATAGTGGAAAACGATAGAAGAATATACGAAGGAAAGAAGAATGCATAATGCAGCCATGGAGTTTATATTTACTAGCTTTCATAATTGGAAGAGTGATAGGACTGATTTAAATGTATTGGAGATTGGCTCACTAGATATTAATGGTAGTGTGCGTCCAATGTTTAAACCATTCCAAGGTAATTATGTTGGGATAGATATGCAGGAAGGACCAGGCGTAGACATTGTGACCAATGCCACAGAGTATCTTAGTCCAGGCTATTTTGATGTCATCATATGTGCTGAGGTGTTTGAGCATACTCCTGATTGGAAAAAGATTATTAATAATTCTTATGTAAATTTAGTTGATGGCGGCATCTTTATCGCTACTATGGCAGGTGAGGGTA